TTAATAGAAATAAAATAAAATAAAAAACATGAAAATTGTATACAAAGTTGGTGATTTAATGGCTTCTACAAATTCCATGGCCCATTGCGTGAGTCAAGATCTCAAAATGGGAAAAGGAATTGCGGTTTTATTTAAAAAAAAATTTGGACAAGTGGATGAATTAAAGACGCAATGTAAAATTGTGGGTGAAGTGGCAGTTTTGCAATCAGGATCACAATTTATTTATTATTTAATCACAAAAAAAAATTATTGGGATAAACCAACTTACGCAAAACTACATTCCACATTGATTTGTATGCATGATCATATGGTGGCGAATGGTGTTTCGGAAATTAGTATGCCGCGTATTGGATGTGGATTGGATCGATTAAAATGGGATTTAGTGTTGAAAACATTGTTTACAGTTTTTCGAAAAACAAATATTACCATAACCGTTCACATGATCTCAAGGGATTTTTTGAAAATTAACCAATTGAAATGGGGAGAAGTTCAGTTAAATAATCATCGTATTTATAAAGCAGGAGTGGAAAATGGTATAAAATGGCGTAGTGGTGATATTATTATTATGGGTTTGGACGTGGAACGGTGGGATTGGAAATCCGATGCTGCTCCAGTTGATACTTCACAAAAGGGCAAACCATTCGCACATTCACCTGGAATTACATCAAAGGCGATACAATATGTGGCAAATAAATTAAGTGGTTTTCAAGGATTGGATAAGTATATTATTGTGTCGCAAGGTGTAAAGAAACAGTTGCCTTTGATGGCAGGAATCGAAACACCCAATGGAATTACGAAAATAATTCAAGTTCCAACTGGTCCAGAATTAATTAAGGAATTTAATTTTCGAAATAATGGAAAAAAAAGTGTCGCAGCATGTTTAATACATACCACTTGTTAATCTCACTTGTTTGATTATTTAACTATTTATTTAGTTTATTTTTATTTTTATCCTTTTTTATCTATGTCTTTTCCAATTCGATACCAATCGTTTTGTTTTAGAATAGAAAAAATATACGTTCTAAATTCACTGGCTTTTTTTTCAATGGATTTATTTGGACTCGTTTTATCAATTTTATTTGATAAATAAGAAAACCACATTTGATCTTCAAATTTTTTAGTAATAACTTTCCACATTTCTCCTTCATAAATTGTACCATCAGCCAATGTATAATCATGCATGATGGAAATATAATCTAAATATTCTTTTGTGCGACAAAATTCAATTCCATAATATACCTTAATGTTAGTTACATTTGTGAATTTTTTTTTCTGAAGATGTTGAATGAGATTTTCTCCAAACAACTGATTTATTTTAGATAATTTGTCGTTGGATTGTTGTAGCTTTTTTCCCACAAGGTTAATTTCTTTTTTGAGACCAGGTAGACGATTTTTCTGATTGTTTAAATAATTTTCAAGTTCTTTTTTTTTCTTATTTATCACAAATAGCCGTTTAAACATACCGAAATGATATGTTTTGTCTTCTTTTTTGTTTTCTTTTTCTTCATCATTATCTTCTTCTTCATTGTCGTTTTTATAGTTTTTCATTGTCTTCTTCATTGTCTTCTTCATTGTCTTCTTCATTGTCTTCTTCATTGTATGTAAATTCACCAAGATAATTTCGTTTCCGATTTCTTTTTTTTAATTGAAAAAGAGTTTTGTGGTCATTGTAAAATTCATTGAATTCATTAAAACTCATTTCAATTATTTCACACAAATTATAACGGTTTATACCATATTCTCGCGTAAAATCCCAAATTAATTTGTTATGAACATGTTGTATATTAAAATCCGCGTGTTCAATTTCATATTTGATTTGTTGTTGTTGGTCATTCAATGTTCTTATCTGTTTATTGTTTTGAGAATATTGATTGACCAATGATTTAAAATTTTGAATCATGTTGGTTTTCTATATGAAAAAATAAAAATGAAAAGGGAAAAATCAAATTTTCATAAATGATGTAGATATTGTTAATTTATTTTATAGATGTTTAATCAATAAAAATAAAAAAAAAAAGATTTAATTTATCTTTTTTTTTTTTTTTTCAAAAAAAATGATAAAATTGATAAAATTGATAAAATTTTGATTTTAACTTAAAAATAATTTCATAGTACTATATTAATGTCAAAGATCCGAAAGAATTTTATTAATAAATTTAATACCCTTTTAAAACAACATGGATTTGATGATGAGGATGAATGTGAAGCAACTGCTATAAAAATTGAAAAGGGAATTTACAACAATATTATAAAATATTGCAATGTGAAAGGAATTTTAAAGAAATGGGAAAATAGTTTTTTTAAGAAATTGTATGTTCAAAAGGTCATTTCGATTTATGTAAATCTCGATCCAAACTCTTATATAAAAAATAGTCGATTTATCGAACGACTACGTGCTAAGGAATTCAAGCCATATGAGATTGCGGAAATGGAGCCATCACAAATATTTCCTGAAAATTGGAAAAAGATTTTTGATGAAAAAGAAAAGAGAGATAAATATTTATATGAAGTCAATAAAGATATGGCAACTGATATGTTTACATGTGGACGATGCAAAAAGAAAGAATGTAGTTATTACCAGCTTCAAACACGATCTGCGGATGAGCCAATGACAACTTTTGTCACATGTTTAAATTGTGGTAAGCGATGGAAGTGCTAGAGATCGTGATAGAACCCAAATTTATAAAATAACCATGTCTTCTAAACGCCAGTCTTCATGTTCACCATTTGGCAATGTTCGTCGAATTAAGAGAGGAATTTTTTTTTCTTTTAATTCCATTTCTGCAATTACAGTTGTATCAGTAACACTTGGTGGAACTTTTACGAGTGGTTTTGATCCGGTGGAAATCATTTGTGCTCGCACACCAATTAATTTTGATTCCTCGTATTTTGTTAAAAATGGTTTTGTTGTTTTGGAACTTCTATAATATTTTTCATAGGTTTGGGTATTTGAAACAATTTCAGTTTTTGTGATATCTGAGATTGAAGCAGAAATATCATTTGATTGATCATCTTCAAAAAGAGATTCGTTTGCGGAATTTATTGAATAAGTTTCAGACATTATATTTGTATTATTATAAAACTGATAAAATATTTAAGTGTATTTTATCAAATTTCTTTTTTTGTTTGTAATTTTGTCATTTTATTTTATTTCATTTTTTTTTCTTTTTTCTTTTTTCATTTGTCACTGTCTTTATTCTGTCTTTATTCTGTCTTTATTCTGTCTTTATTCTGTCTTCCATGTACTTTTACAGGTTGAGCACATATATAAATATTTTAAATTGTCATTATCATATTTAATAAATAAAATTTCACGATTTGGCTTTTGAAATTTAGTTTGTTGGAGAACTAATTTATCAGTCATCATTTTTAAAATTTGCTGATTTTGCTTTTCAGCTTTAGTTGGTTCTTCTTCGTCCTCTTGGTTATCAGAACCGCTTTTTTCTTCTTTTTCATCGAGAGTAATGGAAGTAAATTTATATTGACTGTCAACTTCTTTATAAATCAAAATAGATTGTTTATTTAATACAAGATAGTTATCATTGTCAATTTTAGAATCCTTTAAATATTTTTGTACTGCTAAATTCGTAACTTCAAATTTAGTTTCACCATCAACCAACTGTTCATTTGCAATTTCTTTATTTGCAGTGAGTTGAATTAAATTCTTTTTTTCGGCAAATGCAACATTAGTAAGACATTTTTCATTAATACATTTAATATTACTGATGCGAGGAAGAGTTGGATCGTATAATGTGTAATCATTTTTAAGTGCGTTTTTAGCAATAAACTCTTTATTATAATTTTTTTCATATACACAAATAGGTTCCTGTGTGTCAATTGGTTCTCCAATCCAAGAACAATTTTTACAAAACCGTTGTAATCTTGGTTCTTCATTATTTTCGAAATCAGAATCGGAATCAGATTCTTCATCGTTATCGTTAATTTTTTTTACATAGATTCGCGTATAAAGCATAAAATGACAGTTATTACAGAATTGCATTTTTTTGATATATTGTTATATTATTATTTTTATTTATCTTTTAAATATTTCAATTTTTTTTTTATTGGCTTATTTGTATGGAATTGTATATTTTATTATATTTAAGAGATTTTTCATCTGATAAAATTAAATAAAGATTTTTATCCTTGTCGCGAAATAGATGATCTTCACTGACATTTTTCTTTAATTCACGTAAAAAAATATCTTGATCAATTTCCAATGGGTAATATTCTTCTTTTAAGTGATCCAGATCAAAATCATATTTTTCACTGACAAGTTGTAACATTTCTAATGTGATTGATTGGTATTTTTTAAGTAAATAATCCATTTAAAATATACATGTGTTTATTTTTTAAATAGTTTATTAAAAAAAATTTTTTTAAAAGTTTTCTTTAGCATTTTTTCCATCGTTTGACGCCATTTTTTGTTTTTGACACTTCCCATGTATTTCCATCATTTTGTGATTTTATTTTATGTCCAATTGGGAAATTTTTAGATGACTCATCTGGACTTTTACGTTTTTTTGATTTAGTTGTCTTCTTAGTAGTTGTGTTCTTAGTAGTTGTCTTCTTAGTAGTAGTTGTTTTTTTTGTGGCAATTAATTTATTTAATTCTTCTTCTTGGTTGTCATTGCTGTCTATACTCACAACATCATTTGAATTTACTAATTCATCTTCTTTGTCCTTTTTCAAAAAATCTGGATATTTTTTGGAGAGATGAATGTATTTTGCTTTATATAGTTCGACTAGTTTTTTGATTTCATAAGTCAATGACATTCCATAAATTGGCGAAACAACATATTTTCCTTCTAATGATGACATGGTTCTCAATTTTTCCATATATGTTGGGTATAATGTTAAAAATTCTCGCTCCATGAGAGGAATAAAACTTTCAAAACCAGATGGTGGAAATTCCATCATACGCAAAACAGCAATTTGTAAACAACGATATGCCACTATATTAGTATATGTTTTTGCTCGACTATCTGTACATTTTTCCCATGATGGTTCTTGTGTTATGGGATTTTCAATGTATAGACTCTTCAATGTTTGAGCAACTGTCGCCATATTTTGACAACTTGTCCATGGAGGTCCACTCCATGTTCCAAGAATTGAAACACAACATTTACCATTTGCATAGTAATTAGGGTGAAATCGTGTATTTTCGCCCTGAGTCATACATTTCATGTGTGGTGGATGAAATGGATATTGATCTGGAAATGTCCCATTGAATGTGAAAAATCCACCAAAATAAGGATTTTGTATGTCTCTGGAACCAACCATTAACAACTTAAATTTATTATCTAATTTTTCATCATCCACTAGAAAATATATATCACTTTCGTCATATTGTTTTTTATCACGTTTGACCATATTTCGATCGGCCATTATGCGATTTTTAGCGATTATGGATAATTTATTAGTATACGTAGCGTTATTTGAGCTCATGTGATAAATTCAGTTTTTGCCTTTAAATCAATTATCAAATTTAAATTAAAAATAAAAAAAATGAGAAATCATATTCCACAAATTAATCATAAATGATTCACTATTTTTTTGTGTTTCGTAATTACAACTGCCATTTGGTTGGTTATCTCGTTGGTTATGTTTTTGTCCAATGGATCCCACAGAACCGTTGGGTATTCGTAATTTTGTCACAGTGATTTGAATATTATTCATGTTTTTTGAAAACCAACTACAATATTTGCTAATTAATATAAGTTCAAAAATATGTAGTTCCCTGTTTAAATAATTTCGCACAGAATCGACAGCAACATGATAATCTATATATTTCCAATCACGAAAAATTTTTACACTTTCAAGAAAAACAGAATAATTTAATGTCTGAATGAATTCTTGTTTATTTTGGTGTTTTTCAAGCTCAATGAGACGATCGTAAATTGAATCGACCAATGAGATATCGATAGTTAATGATGAAAGTATTTTTGGAAGTGAATGTGTGTTGTATTGATTTTTATTAATTAATTGGATGATCATACCATGAATTTTTCGTAAAATTAATGTGTTCATACTCTAGTATAATTATTATATAAAGACATTTTTGTTTTTAAGTAAAAAAACTTGAATTTAAATAATCATATAAAAATAAAATCGGACTTCATGATAAGACAATGCTTGACGTTCCTTTTAAATTTTATTATATGACACGTATGTTAAAAGATAAATTGCTTGGGAAAATCCATGAATTTTATTCCGGTAAATATGGAAGTGTAGAACGTATGGAAAAACGCAATCCTGGTATTTTTGGTGATTTATTTAATTTAATGTTGGATTCAACAAATATTATAGATAATATTTATTTGGGAAATGGATATAATGCTTCGAATTACATATATTTAAAAAAATTAAATATTGGATTAATTGTAAATATCACTTGTGAAATTCCAAATTATTATGAATCTGAATTTGATTATATTAATATCAAAATTTTAGATCGAAATGAATCTAATATCGCTCATTTAATTGATGATTTCTATGATAAATTAATAAAATGGCAAGAGGAAAATAATAAAAAACAACCAGACCAAAGAAAAAACATATTGATCCATTGTTATATGGGTTCTAGTCGATCTGCCACCTTATCATGTGTTTATTTAATAAAAAAATATGGTAAAACTGTTCAAGAAGCTTTAGATTTTATTCGAAAAAAAAGACCGGTGGTAAATTTAAACAATACTTTTGTTGCGGATTTACACAAATGGGTGGCAATAAATGGAGGAATCAACGATGAGGAAACTAATGATGATAAATCCATGAACGATGACGAGACCAATAATGATGAGACCAATGATGATAAAAATATAGACAAATAAAATTACTTAAAAAATAAACTGGATTGGAAGATAATATGAATTCAATTTTAGTTTCAAATAATGATTTGGAAGATCCAATACAACCAATGACAAAACGACCAAAACGAAATTCTGTATTGACAGAAAATGTTTTTTCAATTTATGGTGCAATGAAAGTTTTTATAATAAAAGGTTGGCACAAATTAAAATATCATTTCCAAAATAAATTTGGATCGACAACATTTAGTAGTGAAGGTGGTGTTGGTGAGTATACATAAATGACCAATGTCATTTTATATAGAAATTTTTCAGTTTTATGTTCCCAAAGAACCCAAACGCCCAAACGCCCAAACGCCCAAAGAACCCAAAATAATAATTTTATCTTTATTTATTTTACATAATATATTTTACATAATGATAAATTCAAATGATTTAACAAATTTTAACTTATTTTTATTGAGCAACAAAGTTCTATCATCCAACATGTTACAATTTATTTATCAATATTTAATTTGTTATATTGATATGATTTGTACATGTTGTGCTTGTTTAAATGTATTTCCAAAAAATGATTTAATGGCATGCTCTTTTTCACAATCAGATTCTTGTTTGAAATTTATTTGCACAAGATGTCAACAATATCATCAATACCCAAACATATTTTACCCAATAATGACACAGAACAATAAACAGATATGTGCAAAATGTAATGAATATATTGTAAAAAAAATATTGTATTCATAAATGACAAAAAAAATAAAATAAATAAAAAAAGAAAAGAAAAAAAGAAAAAAGAAAAGGACAAAATAGTGTTTTTGTATTTTAAAGTACGGTTAAATTCTCCTTGAAAAAACACATAGACCATAACATTGTATGATTATACATTATGTCAAAAAATATGAATGCATGTTTGCGTATTTTAAATAATTTGGATATAAGATTATAGACTAATAAAAATGTTGGATAAAAAATAATATTTTTAAATTTAAAATATGATGATTACCTTTATAAATATAATTTTTTTTGTTTGAAAAATAATAAAATTTGAAATATTAAAACTTAAAAATAATTTATTCATATTATAATAACGAATGCCAAAATGTTTAAAATTCTCAAAAAATAACTATAATCGGACAAATTTGGAAAAATATTTGGCACTATGTAATGTACCAAAGGGAAATACATTTACACATACGAGTATTAGTCAAAATCCAAGAAGTTATTATATAAAACCAAATGAAGTTGATAAATTCCATGAATATTATTATGATCATGTATTTGTTAAAAAGCGCAAAGCATATTTAACAGAAGGAATCAAAGATCTAGAAATAACTCCTATTAAAATAGATCTTGATTTCCGTGCATGGCAAAAATGTGAGGATGGAGACGTTCCTCAACGATTATATAAAATGGAAGACATTATAAAAATTTGTCAATTATACATGAAAGTTATGGAAGATTGGTTAATTACACCAGATCCAAATGAACGAGAATGTTTTATAATGGAAAAAGATCATCCTGGTTTTGATAAAGATAATAATGGAAATATAAAAGTAAATGATGTTGGTGAAAAAAGGATAAAGGATGGTGTTCATATAATGTTTCCAAATATCACAACAAAAACTTTTTTACAGTTGGAATTTCGTAAATATGTATTCAAAAATTGTGAAGATATATTGGATAAATACAATTACGATAATTCTTACGCAAATATTTTTGATCGATGCGTCATTGATCGAAATAACTGGCAAATGTATGGATCTCGTAAAAATACAGATTCGCTGGCTTACAAGGTCACACAAATAATAGAGGTATACCAAGATACTTTTAATAAAGTTGAATTATCAAAATATTCAAATAAAGAATTGGTTTCATTATTATCTGTGCGTAATAGTAATGAAATTCCTTCGTCCATTAAGACAGAAAAGGAATTTGAAATGGAGGAACTTGAACACAAACAACAAATTTTGAAACGAAAACGAAAAATGTATTCTACAAAGGGAAATAAAAAAGTGACAAGACGTATGCCACGAGATGACTTGATATTGATTCATGGATATACTGACAAAAGTTCAAGTGAATGGGTTAAAGGTTATATTGATTGTCTAAGTGTTGAACGAGCACAAAATTATGATACATGGATTGAAGTTGGATGGGCATTACACAACATTGATAATGTCACAGGTGCTTCAAAAACAGGTCATTGTGTATTATTAAAAGATTGGATTAAATGGGGA